AGAATGTCGACAGGTTGAGTTGCACAACCTACAACACCGATAGTCATTAAAGTAATAAGAAGTTTTTTCATTTCTGTTCGTTATAATATTTAATTGCTTTTACTAAACCGTGAATATGATCAGCAGTTTTCTGCTTAAACAATAATGGTTGTTCATTCTCAACTGCCATGATAATAACAATATCATCTATTGGCGTACCAATCATCTCCTCATACATCAAGGAATATGCCGCTGTTTGCCAAAAGTAATCTTCAATTTGTCCTTGCTCTTTAATCTTCTTTGATGTTTTAAAATCAATCACAGATAATTTGCCATCGAACTCACCGATGCAGTCAACTCTCCCCGCCATGCCCAATTGTTTAGACCACAATGCACATTCTTGATAATGTATGTTATCAATTCTATTTAGCAATGGCTTGAGGGATTGAAACATTTCAACGGCATCAGGCATAATATCTCCCAATGATTCATTATTCAAATATCGTTCGCAAAGTGTGTGTACGTTGGTACCACGACCTGTGGCTTGTTTAGAGATTCGATTGGCTTCTGCTTCACCAACTCTCTTACGCCATTTCATAATGGCTTCTTTTTTCTGAGCACCAAGCACGGTAGTCACAGAAGGTAAACGAGTACCATCATCTAGAGTGTAGTAACGCTTACCATCGGGAAAGGTTTCGGATTTTAAGTCAGCAAGGACTTTGGGTGGGCAAAATTTAAACATTACAATTTTCCATAATTAATTTATACTTTGTTTCAGATTTAATCACTATTTCACTAATGATTCGTTTTGCCCAAAGTTTAGAATCTTGTTCTGTGACACGAAAATCATAAACTTCTGGTGGAACAAAGACTTTATTAGTATCTTCAAAACGACCTTCTTTGATGGTATCTACCCATATAAGATAGTCTGCATTGTAAATTTGGCGCATTTCTGGTAAAGGTGCGATAAAGTCTGCAATAACAAAATCTGCATCAGATGCATCAGCGAGAACTTTCATTCTAATAGATTGGCGAATCCTTCCTTCCCGTGAAAAATCCCAATCACTAAACTTTTCACGAATGATGTCGGCATTATACCAATCAACTTTCTTACCTAATAGTACTAGTTGTTTATTGAGTTCTTTGGATAGTGTAGTTTTACCGGATCCGGGGAGTCCCATTACCAATATTTTCACAATAATTTGTATCCCCAAGCTTCAACAATATTTTTATGAGGTTCCAGAAATACATTTATTTTTTCTATAATATTTGGTACACGATTAATAAATCGTTCTAAACGTTCCACACTATCATCTTCAATGATATTTGAGTAATTGCCTTTCACCCACAAATATTTGGATAAATCTATTTCACCCAACTCAGGCAACATTTTTTGCCACTTCTGTACATGATATAATGGGTCGGTACAAAAATCTTCATATCTCATCGCATAGGCATCATTACCTAACATTTCAGCATTTAATATTTGCAGTTCCATTGTACGCAATACATGATGACAAATTTGATCTAGTTGCTTCTCTGGTTCCATTTGAAATGTCGATTTTCTGTAAATGGATTCGACATATGTGTATGGGTTTCTTATAGATAAAATCCACTTAGTGTTTGGGAAATATGGAAGCATTTGTTTAATTCTAAAAATGTCCGCTGGCGTTTTTTGTAAACGAATACTAGCCGAACTATTAGTAGATTCCCAATTTTTAGTCCACTCCGATTTAATGTAATCCCAATCATAATTATCAGGATTAGCATAAACGTGTTCCATGTTAGCTTCCATGGAGTGTGGCCCATGTAAGTTACGATAACCTCTTGGAGCACAAATATTACCTTCTACGAAATCAATAAATTTTGTGGAATCGTCAACTAATTTAGGTGCCGTTAGTGGGACAACATTCTTACTTGTCGTTAACAAGTTATGAACCAGTGTGCTTCCGCAAAAATTTGGAATAGCTAAAAATAAATAATTCATAATAATATTTAATATTTACAAAAGTGGGCGTTGAACCGGAACTCCATTTGAATCAGTTAATGATAACCCGATCATATTCATGACTGCAACTGGGGGGATCGGCCAAGTAATGTTAGTAAAAAATCCTGGTTGAGTTGTTAAATTTCTTAATTCGGTTCGGTAGGCAGCCCATGCAGTCACCTGATCTGATGTTAGTGGAGCTCCTGGCAGTTGTGTCCAATCGGTAGCACCCAACAAACGAGTCCTTATATTTCTTGCTTGATCAGATGTTGTGATTGTGACTGGCACTACTGGTGGTTCTGTTATTAAATTAATAATTGCGGCCGTATTATTTGCAACAAGAGTGCTGGCTGATTGTGCTGATTGTCGAGCTGCCGCATTAGTAGCATAAGTTTGCAAAAGGTTAGTTAACTCATCACCTTCGGGATATAATCCATTGTTTACCGGCACAGGAAAATTAATATATTCTCCGTTGATTAACAAAGTGATAATGTTTGTTGCTTTATTAAAACCTACTACTAGATATGACTGCATTTTTTTATTCCTTTAAAATTTTATGATTGGCCACCGTAAACACGGCTGCTACCGCTACTCCAAGTTACATAAGTTGTTCCGTGTGTAATAGCAAGTCCATGTCCTGCTCCGGCACCACCACCGTATTGTACTTCGGTTCGGTATCCATAACAGCCACCCGAATTAGTAGGTTGTGTACATACTTGGGCTGAGTAATTTCCGCCTGCGCCACCACTTGCTCCTGGTCCACCACCACCGCCACCTTGGCCTGCGCCGGAACCGGATAGTTTACCACCAACTCCACCGTTTGCTCCGAATCCGCCACCTGCTCCAACTGGATTACCGTTGTTACCAGCACAATGCCCACCGTTACCTCCGTGGCCAATAGATCCGCTGGCTCCTGCAGCACCACGAGCACAACCGTAGTTAGAAGCTCCTGATCCATTCGAAACCCCGCCGACTCCAGCTGGATAACCTGCGCCACCGCCTCCACCACCGCCACCTGCTCCACCATAAGCCGGACGACCTGCACCACCACCTCCACCGCCACCACCGGAGTAGATATAACCGGATCCGTTATTGATAGTAATTGGGTACGCTAGATACATACACGGACCGCCTGGATTGCCAGCAACTCCGTTCGCTCCGGCACCTCCAGTTGGACGTGGGTAACCGCCTCGACTACCGTTACCTCCTGCACCTGTAATGTACCCGGTGTTGTTTAATACAACTGTGGATCCTGATGGTAACGCATTTAAAGTAAAAGCATATGCACTCGTAGATGATGCTCCACAGGTACCTGTATTGTTTATTGTTACAGCAACTTTAGATGTTCCGTTCCAACCAGCAGAAGTCAAAGCAGTATTAACAACAAAACCTTGTGTGTTGTTTGGAATATTGAGCGTAAATGGCCAAAGTCTTTCAGCACCGTGAAATCCGTTGAATGAAATATTACTAGCGGTAGTAGGTATGTTTGCATTGGCCGGATCACCAGATTGTACATAAGCACCTCCCCTAATATAGGTGGCCAGAGAATATGGGGTAGAACCACCAAATTCTCCAGCAATATTTGCTATTGATATTGATCCAGAAGCAGGTAATGTCATTTTTTGGTATCTTTAAGTAATAATGGTCTATTTATCTAAAAGACCTATAGATTTTTTTCTTTATCAAATGATTCATACGCCTATTCATTATCTTCAAATTTAATTTTAGCTAAAATATATTCTTTAACTAAACTACTTCTAACAATATCATCTGCTGAAAATTCAATCTTTGTAAATGAACCCATATGATAGGCAATATCAAAGAACTTCAAAATACCAGACATATCATTCTTGCGTTTGTTTAAGTCTGTCTGACGGTAATCACCACACCAAATAATCTTTGATCTGTAACCAACCCGTGTCATGACGGTATCAATTTCTTCAAAGGTTAAATTCTGCATCTCATCAACAATAATAATGGCATCATCAAAAGACATACCACGAATAAATGATGTAGAAATAAATTCAATATAACCTTGTTCACTTAATCGTTGATAAGCATCTTTACGATCAAATAAAGTTTGGCAAATCTGTTGATATGGCTGTTGAAAAATCTCCATCTTTTCATTCACATCACCAGGCAAATGTCCAATCTCTCTTGATTGAACTGCTGACCGAACAATAATAATCTTATTGAATGGGTTACTTTTATCTAATACTTCTTCAAGGGCTTTATATAAAGCACAGAATGTTTTTCCTGTACCGGCTACACCATGTAACGCTATAAAATAGTCACCTTGTTTATAAGCATTAAAAAACTTCTTTTGGTTATCTGTTAAAGGATCGAATGTTTTTAAGTCATCAATCCGAATTTTTAAAGCATTTGTATGTGGGGGTTTATGTGCTTCTTTCTCGTAGGTTGGTTCAATTATTGGTGCCTGCTTTTTCTTGATAGCCATTGAAATCCCTTATTGTTGTTATTGTATTACCACTCCCTTGGTGCTTTGGTTTTGTGGCCGTCTTTGATAGTATTTTGTGCAACACCCTCTTTCATACGACCAATGACATACTTCTCAAATGTTGAATCCGCTTTACCCATT